CTCATTCGAAAAGTTTGGTGGTTTTAAATATTATAATTCATTTGTTGATAATAGTAAGTTTGTTGGTGGTGAAAAAAGATACACTATTTTACCATCACATGGTGTCATGGTTAGGAGTGGAGGTAGTGCCGATAATTTTTATAACCCATACTCTACAGACTATAATATAACAGAACAATATAATTTTAATGTCGATTGGACTTTTAAACACGATGAGGAGTTTGCGTTTAGTGGAGTGACATTCCCACCATATAACCAATACGTGAGTAAAAACAATAATGGGGTTCTTAGACAGAATATAACAATAGGTGATAATAATAAAAAAGTTATAGACCTTATTGCGACATTCTCACCCGAAATATTAAATGAGTTTGAAGATGCGTTTATTAAGTTCTCGAGTGAGAAAGTTAATACGTATGAGTCACCAAAACAGTTTGAGACTGTACAATATGATAAATTTCAAGACTTGTTACATGATTTAGTTACAGTAGAAAAGAAAGATGATGATGACTTAACAAATATTAATCACCACTTAAGATTAATCACTAGTAGACAGATAGAACAACAAAAGTATGTCACTGATGTAATGGTTAATTCTAAAAATTTGGTACAATTAACTTTATCAAACCCAAAAGAGTTAAACTTGAATGCAATTAGGACATTCATTCCGCAGAGTGTTAGGATGTATGAAAAGGGGTATGAATCATCACAGTTATCAAGTAACTTGAAGTTTATAGAATTATATCTCGGAGAAGACATGGACGGATATTATGAGGAATTCTTTCCGTTAAACGACATGGTCTTAAATGAAGAAAATATAATACACTATAGATCAATAATTCAAATTTATGCGGGATATAGAAAGAATGGGGGTGAGTTAAATAGGGATAAGTTTGTTACATATTTGAATGAATCAATTGCATTACCGTTTGAAGAAAGGGTAATTTCCTTTATCACTAAATTATTGGCTCAATTCCCTGGTTTAAAAAGACGTAAAGATAAAAACAATAACTTAGGTGTATTGAGAACATTCGGTATGGATCCTTTAAAATTGGAAACATATAGTATGTTTAAACTCTTTAACGATAGGTGGTCTTCAGGAAATTCAATAGGGCAAAGGTTACTAATGGAAGAGTTCTTATTTTTGGATAAGGCGAATAAAGATATTGGTGATGATTTGTTTTATGATGTAAAAAGACTTGAGGTTTTTGAATTAGCGGAAAGTCAAAATTTAAAACTATACAATGTTATTTCTCAGATGTTATCAGGAAATAATTTAGATTTTAGACCACTTCCAGCATATGTTAATTTTTACGGTAACCGATCAGGTAAAACTAAAATAAAAAAATCCGAAGAGGTTGCATCGTTATTATTTGGTAAATTTTTAGATGTTGATGTTGAACATTCAACCCCTAAAATGATCGTTCAATACGTTGGTAAACCCTCATCTCATATTGATACATCAACAATTAGTGAAGAATATAAGTACAAGAATGATACATTTAATGTAGGTGATACAAACAATAATCCTGTATTAATAACCGACCCAAATTACTTTGAACAAGAAAATTTTAAAAACTCCAATAAAGTGGTTGCATTTGAGGTTAGTTTTGGTGATCAAAATCAGGGGATATTTAAATCAATTAGTCTAGACCAATCACAATTCAAAGAGACTTTTGAAAGTAATGTTGCGTTAGAGAACACAGCAAGATCGGAATCAGGATCGGGGGTTGCACAAGTTAGTACAAATCTATATGACATATATAAGGTAAGATCTTATGAATGTACGGTAGAATGTATGGGTAATGTCATGATTCAACCTACCATGTATTTCCAACTTAAAAATGTTCCTTTATTCGAGGGAGCATATTGGATTGTGGAGGTATCCCATAGAATAGAAAACAACCAAATTAAAACAAATTTTAAAGGAGTTAGGATGCCAAAGGCGAGTTTACCTGACCCAAAAGAATCCTTTACTGCATCATATAGAGTTATGTATGATAAGATAATGAAAAGTGCGTTGGCTAAGATTAAATCACTAAATCAAACCGACACTACGGAAATCATATCAACATCTGAAGGTAATTTTAAGACCGATAGAGGTAATAATATTATAGAGGGAGAAGAACTAATTAAAGAATCTGGTGTAACTAATTTGGGGGTACCATACAATGGTTATAAAAACATCCTGTCAATACAGAAAGTAAGATATAAGAATAAGACTTATTTTAGAAGTATCGTTACTAAATTCGATGGACCAACTAACCTAAACATGTCCTTACCCACACAGGTATCGTCATCAATAACCGTTAACCCTAGTAAAGTTCCATTCACTGAGATAAACCAATCTAGTAATTATTTCTATAGATTGAACTTTTATTCTCCATACATGACAAAGAAAAACAATACAACACCGTCGCAAGTGTCGGATTATTTACTTACTTCTGCGTCCACAGAATTCTTTAATCCAAAAAATGGTAGAAGAAAAACCATTGAAAGTTCATCCGTGTTAGACAATTCTGGAGGAGCCACAAGACAAATAACAGGACCCGCAGATCAGGGGGGTTCTAAATTGAATATTGGTGATGGTGTATTATACAGTGGAATTGCACTATCTAAACAACTAATGAAGGATTTAAAACTCCAAGAAGGTGACGTTATTTATTTTAATATCCTATAAAGAGGACAATTAGTAAAAACTTGATATTTATAATAAAAAGAATATTATGAGCAATATCAAAATAGGGTCCGCAATTGACGGTTTTTTAAAAAACAAGACGGTTAAGAACCTCAATGAGGAAGGAACGGAACAAGAAGTTTGTGACATGAACACTGGTGAATGTTACACTATTAAAAGTAAAGATGGTCTTGTAGAAAGAATTAATAAAAAATATATTACCGAAGACGGTAGACAATTATTAAGAGATTAAAAGATGAATTTAGAAAAACAACTACACGAAGAATTAATGAGATACCGTAGTATTAATAAGTACGGTAAAAATTTAATACAAGAACAAGAAGAACCTATAGATGATATTCCTGCAGAGGAACCTGTAGATGACATTCCTGTGGAAGAACCTGTTGGTGATGCCCCTGTAGATGATATTCCTGTGGAAGAACCAGTAGACGGTGGTATCGAACCAGACGTAGAAGAGGTAGATATTACAGATCTTGTTAACATGACTCAAAACATTAAAAACGATTTAGATTCGTCTAAAAGTGATAATGACCAAGTTATGGGTAAGATGGGTGACCTTTTTTCTAAATTAGATGATTTAGAGAGTAAATTATCTCAAATGGATAACGTAATAACCAAAATAGATGGTTTAGAATCTAAGGTTGAGGACATGAAAGAACCTACACCTCAGGAAAGACTTGAGATGAGGTCGTTGGATTCATACCCATTTAATCAGAATCCTTCTGAGTTTTTCTCACAGAAACAACTTGATATGAAAGCGAGTGGTAAAAATGAATACGTCATAACCAAACAAGATGTGGCGGATTATAACCCAGGAGAAATGAGAGATTCATTTAACCAAGAAAAACCTGATGAAAATGAGGTTGAGTGGTAATGTAAAATTTTTTCTTGAAGTACAATCACAACTTAAAGTACTACATTGGCAAACTAAGAGTCACGCAAAACACATATCTTTTGGAGAGACTTATAATGTGTTAGATGGTCTTATAGATAATTTTGTCGAAATTGCGATGGGTATCTACGGTAGATTTAGATTAGAGGAAGAAGAAACACACATATCTATTCAAAACCTTTCTGATGTTGACGTACTTGGAATGATCAAGACTGTGAGGAGTAGTTTACAACAAATGGAAATAAATCCGAAAGACACAGATCTACTTAATATTAAAGACGAAATGTTGGCCCAGATCAACAAACTATCTTATTTACTGACACTTAAGTAAAAAACACTACATATAAAAAAATTAATAAAGTTCAAGGGGTTGACTCTTGAACTTTTTTTGTGTATCTTTTTCATATAACATTAATAAATTAAAATTTAAAAATTATGAGTTCAATCGACGCAATTCTTTCTCAGTATGAGAAAAACACGCAACCAGCCGCAAGCGGCAACAGAATTTCCAGTGAGGAAAGACTTAAAAAGTACTTCACTACTATTCTTCCTAAAGGAACACAATCAGGACAAAAGAGAATTAGAATTCTCCCAACAACTGACGGTACAACTCCGTTCCAAGAAATAGCATTCCATGAAGTACAAGTAGATGGAAAATGGTTAAAACTTTATGATCCGTCTCAAGATGGTGATATATCTCCTTTAAATGAGGTTAGACAAAGTTTATTGGCCACAGGAAGTGAGGATGACAAAATCTTGGCAAGAAACTATAGAGCAAAAAAATTCTACATAGTTAAAGTTATCGATAGAGAAAACGAACAAGATGGTCCAAAATTTTGGAGATTTAAACATAACTACAAAGGTGATGGTAATTTAGATAAAATCATTCCTATCATTAGAAGTAAAGGGGACATCACTGATGTTGTAGAAGGTAGAGACCTAATCTTATCATTGGCAGTTACAAAGGCGAACAATGGTAGAGAATACACAACTATTAATTCTATTATTCAGGAAGATAAATCAGCATTACATACTGACCCTGAAGTAAGTAACGCATGGGTTAATGACCCACAAACATGGAGAGATGTTTACTCTGTTAAACCTCTTGAGTACTTACAATTGGTAGCATCAGGCGAAAACCCTGTTTGGGATAAAGACGCTAAGAAGTTTATATCTTCTATGGGTGGTGAGGAAACATTTGGAGGATCATCAATGACACCTAAGGTAGAAGTGGAAGATCCACAATCAACAACAAATGTAGACGACAACCTACCATTTTAATTAACACGGACCCACCCAAAACAATTATTGATGGAAACATCTGGTGGAGTAAGAAAAACCGATTAGTCGGTCCCTATGGGTGGGTCCATTTTAAAAAAGAATATGGCAATTAAGAAAAAAGATTTTAAAAGTATCAAATCAAAGTTCTCTAAACAGGCGAAGTTTAAGTCTGATAGGTTTTTTGATTTAGGTGATGCGTTTTTAGATGCTACAGGATTACCAGGTCCGTCCATGGGACATATTAATATGTTTTTAGGACACTCAGATACAGGTAAAACAACGGCACTTGTTAAAACCGCAGTCGACGCACAGAAGAAAGGAGTACTCCCTGTTTTTATAATTACAGAACAGAAGTGGGATTTTCCACACGCAAAATTAATGGGTCTTGATATTGAAGAAACAGTTGATGAAGAAACAGGAGAAATTGAATACGATGGATTTTTCTTATTCAATAATGAATTTCAATATATAGAACAAATTACTGATTACATAAATGAATTATTAGACGCTCAGAAGAAAGGTGAATTAGAATATGATTTACTATTCTTGTGGGATTCGGTTGGGTCCGTACCATGTAAAATGACATTTGATGGTAAAGGGGGTAAACAACATAATGCATCGACGTTAGCCGATAAAATCGGTATGGGATTAAATCAGAGAATTTCAGGTTCAAGACGAGTTGATTCAGAATATACAAATACACTTGTTATTGTTAATCAACCATGGGTTGAACTTCCTGATAACCCATTTAGTCAACCAAAAATTAAGGCAAAGGGTGGTGAATCAATATGGTTAAACTCCACACTTGTATTTAGGTTTGGTAATCAGAAAAATGCGGGTACTAACCCTATCTCTGCAGTTAAAGACAAGAGAAAGGTAAAATTCGCAACAAGAACGAAGATTTCTATCATGAAAAACCATGTAAATGGTCTTGGATATGAAGATGGTAGAATCATTGTGACCGCACACGGGTTTCTAAGTGGAAAAGATTCTACTGAGGAAAAGAAATCCTTAGAGGGATACAAAAACGAACACGCAGAGTTTTGGAAAGACCAATTGGGTATCGAGGGTGACTTCGACATCAAAGAGGAGGTATAGAATTGTTGAACCTATAAAAGGTAAAAATGTCAGTATTATTAGTAGACGGAGATAACTTACTTACAATCGGATTTTATGGAGTAAAAAATTACTTCTATAAGGGTGATCATATTGGTGGTATATATCATTTCATTAATACTTTAAGAAAATCATTTGAACTTTATAGGTTAGACAAAATAGTTGTCTTTTGGGACGGAGAAGATGGATCCGCGACAAGAAGAAAAATGTATCATAGATACAAAGAGAATAGAAGACAACGAATTCGTACCGACAAAGAAAAAGAGTCATACACAAGACAAAGAAGAAGAGTCCAACAATACTTAGAAGAATTATACGTAAGGCAAGGTGAGTTTGAATTTTGTGAGACAGACGACTGTATCGCATACTACTCTCAACAATCAAACGAAAACACAATAGTCTATTCTTCGGATGGGGACCTAGCACAGTTAGTTTCTGACACCACTAAGGTATATAACCCTTCACACAGGAAACTTTACGGTCAAAATGATATAATACTATACGAACACCAAGAAATACACATACAGAACGTTAAAATCGTTAAAATAGTTTGTGGGGATAGATCGGACAATATTGCGGGGATTAAAAACATGGGCATTAAGAAGTTCGTTAAGTTATTCCCTGAATTGAAAGACACCCCAATAGGTATTGAATATGTTATTGAAAAATGTAATAAGTTATTTGAAGAGGATAAGTATAATAATACTGTCAAAAACTTACTTACAGGTGTTACTAAATACGGCGTTTTCGGGGAAGAATTTTTTAACCTCAATGAGAGTATCGTAAGTTTAGATCAACCGTTTCTCACGAATGTAGCGAGAGAAACAATCACAGACCTTATACACGAAAAATTGGATCCCGAAGGAAGATCCTATAAGAACACGATGAAGATGATGATGGAGGATGGGATATTTACTGTTCTACCTAAATCAGATGACGCGTGGATAAAGTTCCTTAATCCTTTCTTACGTTTAACACGTAAGGAAAAAAATAAAAGAGTTATAAAAATTAAAACAAATGAGTAACAACGAAACTACAAAACTTGAATTTCTACTAACCTTGAATGATAATATTATCTGTCAGAGGTTCTTTAATGTCAGAGGATTTAACCCAAAAGTTAAAAGATCTTTGGATCTTCACTACGATGTGAAAAATATTTGTGAAGAAATCGAAGAAAATTTGAAACAAAAAACTTTGGATTATCTACACAAAGATCAAGATTATTTTCCCGTTTTCGACCCTTCCAACAACGAAGGTTCGGACCCAGATGAATACTTCAGAGTAGAGATTAAGCAGAATGACGATGTATTTATTTCAAGAGCATTCCCTGCACATATCTATCACCCTAAAGTGAGATATTCTGTGGACATTCGACCGATCTTAAGAAGAGTATTAGGTGGACTAAGTGAGACCTTCTCTTTAGAGGATATAACAACAAAATATATGAATTATAATTTACAACAAAACTAAAGTACTATGAGTGAGATGAACTTCGGAAAATTAGGAAATCAATTCCAACAAGCATTAATAAAATCAATTATTGAAGACGCCAAATATGGTGAACAAATAATGGAGGTTTTAGAAAGTAGGTACTTTGACAATAATTCATTTAAATATATTATTACACATGTAAAAGAGTTACAGGACATATATAAAACTATTCCGACATACGAGACTCTTAAACAGAAGATAATGACTGAAACGTCAAATAATCCACTAGCGGGTAGGTTACATAGTGAGACACTACATTCAATAGAGAACTTAGAAGAGGTTGTAGTGGGTCAGACATATGTAAAGGACACGGCACTTAACTTTTGTAAACAACAAAATTTAAGAAAAACAATGAGTGAGGCATTAAAAATCATTGATAAAGGAGATTTTGAGTCATATGACAAAATTGCGGATATGGTTAATACGTCACTACAAGTAGGAGCTACAGACGATGATATCGTCGATATATTCGATGACCTTGACAATGCATTAGATATCGATCCAAGAATACCTATACCAACAGGTATAAGTGGATTGGATAATCTTTTAAAAGGTGGTATTGGTACAGGTGAGTTAGGTATGATACTAGCACCCACAGGTGTTGGTAAATCAACTATTTTGACAAAGTTTGCTAACACCGCAGCAAACACTGGTCACAAAGTAGTACAAATATTTTTCGAAGATACTCAAACACAAATTAGACAGAAACATTTCACTTGTTGGTCTGGTTTTAGTTCTGACCAACAGACTGAATCACCTGAAATGAAATTACAGACAATCGCGAAGGCACGTGAATGTCAAGAAAGAGAAAATTTTGGTGGTTTAAAAATCATCAGAATGGAAAACTACAACACCACTGTTAGTGATGTTAAAAGAAAATTACTAAAATTACAATCACAAGGATTCAAAGCAGACTTAGTTGTTATTGATTATGTGGATTGTATGATTGCGGATAGGTCTAAAGGATATGATGAAGAGTGGAAAGGAGAAGGGTCAGTTATTAGACAATTAGACGCAATGTGTTATGACTTAAATGTGGCGTTATGGACGGCATCCCAAGGTAATAGAAGTTCAATATCTGCGGACATTGTGAATGTTGATGATATGGGTGGGTCAATTAAAAAGGCACAGACAGCACATATAATTCTTTCAATTGCAAAGAGTTTAGAACAAAAAGACAATAAGACGGCTAATATGAGTTTAATTAAGTCGCGAGTTGGTAGAGATGGAGTTAACTTTAACAACTGTAAATTTGATAACGAATTTATGGAAATCGATGTCACGGAACAAGAAACCTTATTGGGTCATCAAATGAGGAAACAAGAACAAGGTATCCACCGTGCTGCAGAGATTTACAAACAAACTCACAATATATAATCATTAACCTAAATACATTAAAACATGACTGAAAAGATTTTACAAGAAAATCCTGGACGATTTGTCCTTTTCCCCATCGTACATCACGATATATGGAAATATTATAAACAACAAGAAGCATCCTTTTGGACTGCGGAAGAAATAGACCTAATGCAAGATGTTAGTGATTGGTCTAATAAGTTAAATGACGATGAGAAACATTTTGTTAAACACGTTTTGGCGTTCTTCGCAGCATCTGACGGTATTGTAAACGAGAACCTCGCAGAAAACTTCGTAAATGAAGTACAATATACTGAGGCTAAGTTTTTCTACGGTTTCCAAATTGCAATGGAAAATATTCATAGTGAAACTTATTCATTGTTAATTGATACACTTATTAAAGATAAGGATGAACAAAATAAGTTATTTAACGCGGTCGAAACAATTCCTGCAATTAAGAAAAAGGCGGATTGGGCACTTAAATGGATCGAGTCTGATTCATTTGCGGAGAGACTTATTGCATTCGCAGCGGTAGAGGGTATTTTCTTTTCAGGATCATTTTGTTCCATATTCTGGCTCAAAAAACGTGGTTTAATGCCGGGATTAACCTTCTCCAATGAGCTCATTTCGAGAGACGAGGGGTTACATTGTGATTTTGCGTGTCACCTATACAACGAACATATCTCTAAAAAATTAAGTAAAACAAGAATTAAAGAGATTATTCTTTCTGCATTAGAGATTGAAAAAGAATTCATTCTTGAAGCGTTACCTGTTAGGTTAATTGGTATGAACTCTGAACTAATGTCACAATATCTTGAGTTTGTTACTGATAGATTATTAGATTCTTTAGGTGTGGCAAAACATTTTAAATCTGAAAATCCATTTGATTTTATGCAAAACATTGCATTACAAGGGAAGACTAACTTTTTTGAGAAAAGAGTAGCGGAATACCAAAAGGCTGGTGTTAATAACGAAACCGAAGAGGACATAGATTCTGCGTTCGGGGATATGGATTTTTAATACGGGTAAAGATGAAAGTAAAAAAGAGAAATGGTTCGTTAGAACAAATGAAATATGATAAGATCACAAGAAGAATTTCTGCATTGTGTTCTGATCTAAATTTAGATTACGTAGATCCAACGTATATTACCTTAAAAGTAACTCAAGGAATATATGATGAAATAACCACAACAGAGTTAGACACATTAGCAGCGGAAACCGCAGCGTCTATGACGACAACTCACCCCGACTATTCAAAATTAGCGGGTAGGTTGGCGGTTACTAATTTACATAAAACCACACCTAAGAAATTTTCACAATCTATAAAGGAACTATATTCTTTTATAGAACCAAGAACGGGTAAAGAGTCTTCATTAATATCTGAAGATCTTTATAATTTTGTTATGAAAAACAAAACCGCAATTGATGGTGCGATTGTACAGGAAAGGGACTTTGATTTTGATTATTTCGGGTTTAAGACGTTGGAGAGATCTTATCTTTTAAAAATTAGTGGTAGAATTATCGAGAGACCTCAATACATGTATATGAGAGTTGCCATGGGTATATGTAAGGGAGATATAGATATGGGTATTAGAATATACAATGATCTATCACAACATTTCTATACACATGCTACACCAACTTTATTTAATGCGGGTACTAAAAGACCACAAATGTCTTCTTGTTTTCTTATAGGAAATAAAGGTGACGATATAAATGCGTTATTTGATACTGTTAAGGATGTTGCGAATATTTCTAAATGGGCAGGTGGAATTGGTTTACACGTACATGATGTTAGAGCTAAAGGTTCATACATTAAAGGGACTGGTGGGGAATCCGATGGGTTGTTACCGATGATGAAGACATATAATGAAGTTGCGAGATGGATTAATCAAGGTGGTAAAAGAAAAGGTTCTTTTGCTATCTACTTGGAACCATGGCATGCGGATGTATTCGAATTTATTGAATTAAGAAAAAACCATGGTAAGGAAGAAATGAGGGCAAGAGATTTATTTCTAGCAATGTGGACTCCTGATTTATTCATGGAAAGAGTCAAACAAGATGGTGAATGGACATTATTTTCACCTGATGAGGCACCTGGATTATCTGATGTCTACGACTCACCCGATTCTAAAGATTTTACAGAGTTGTACGAAAAGTACGAACAACAGGGTAAAGGTAGGAGAGTTGTGAGAGCAAGAAAATTAATGGACGCAATATTAACTGCACAGATTGAAACGGGTACACCTTATATGTTATATAAGGATTCGGCCAACTCTAAGTCTAATCAAAAGAATTTGGGTACAATTAAATCTTCCAATTTATGTACAGAAATTATTGAATATAGTTCACCTACTGAACAGGCGGTCTGTAATTTAGCATCAATTGCATTACCAAAATACATCGTTGATGGAGAGTTTAATCACGATCTATTATATCAGTATGTTTATCAAGTTGTTAGAAATTTGAATAACGTAATTGATTTAAACTTCTACCCAACAGAAGAGACTAAGAGGTCTAATCTAAAACATAGACCGATCGGTTTAGGAATACAAGGATTGGCAGATATTTTTTGTAAACTTAAATTACCTTTTGAGTCTGAAATTGCAGATACATTACAAACAGATATTTTCGAAACAATATATTTTGCGGCGATGACTTCGTCTAAAGACTTATCCTCGGAAGTTGGTCCTTATGAATCCATTTCAGGATCACCTATTGAGAAGGGTATATTTCAATACCAAATGTGGGGGTTAAAGGATAAAGACCTATCAGGAAGATGGGATTGGAAATCACTTAGAAAGGAAGTAGTAAAATATGGTGTTAGAAATTCACTTTTATTAGCACCAATGCCAACGGCATCGACTGCACAGATTTTAGGTAATAATGAGGCATTTGAACCATTCACTTCAAACCTATACTCAAGACGAACGTTAGGGGGGGAATTTATTGTAATTAATAAACACCTTGTAGAGAGTTTAATGGAGAACGATTTATGGAGTGATGAAATTAAAAATAAACTTATATTAGAGAATGGGTCCGTACAAAACATTCCCGAGATTCCTGTAGACGTAAAAGAGGTTTATAAAACTGTTTGGGAAATGTCTCAAAAAACTTTATTAAATATGGCAGCGAAAAGGTCAGTTTTTATTGATCAATCACAGTCATTAAATCTTTTTATAAGTAATGCAACCAAGGCGAAGTTATTGGCGGCACATTTACATGGATGGAATTTAGGTTTAAAAACAGGAATGTATTATCTAAGGACAAAATCTGCGGTTGACCCACTTAAGGGATTAGGTGTGAGTACTACAAGGACTCAACCAACAGAACAAAACACTGAAGATAATAGTGAGGTGGATGAAAAACCTAAACCAAATGTTACATCTAATTCATTAATAAGTGATAATAAAGAATTACAAATGGTTTCACAACCTACAATAAGACCTGACGACTCACCTTTTGAGTGTGAAGGGTGTGGTTCTTAATCACTTTTTATTATTTTTTTC